TTCGAGGGCGTCGACCGCATCAACTTCGGCCAGAAGCACGTCATCGACCTGCGCCAGAAATGGCCATGGGCTGACGAGAGCGTCGATGAGGTGTGGAGCAGCCATTTCTTCGAGCACCTGGAGCAGGCCGAGCGTGTGCACTTCATCAACGAGCTTTACCGCGTCCTCAAATGGGGCGCGAAGGCGAGCATCGTGGTGCCGAGCGGCAGCAATGCCTGCGCCTATGGTGACCCGACGCACAAGTGGCCGCCGATGTTCGATTGGGCTGCGAACTACTGGTGGAAGCAATGGCGCGACGCCAATGCGCCGCACGCCGATGCCGCCAACGATCCGGTCTTTGGCTACAGCTGCGACTTCGATTTTGTCATCGGCTGGTCGCCGGACGGCAACATCGCGGCGTTCAACCAGGAACGGCAGCTTTACATGGTGCGGCATGATTGGAATGCCGCCCGCGACCTTTGGTTCAACCTGACCAAGACCAAGAGGTAGGGGAAATCCGATGACGACGACGCTCAAGGGGAAATGCGCAACTGGGTTGGGAGTAGGTCCGACGACGATCTACACCGTCCCAGCTGTGACCACGACGCTCGTCATCGGACTCTCGCTCTCCAATATCAACGCCGGCACCATCACAGCCGGCGCTCGGATGACGGATTCCAGCGCGCCGGCCACGGCCTACATCGGCGGCAAGGCCTTCTCGCTCCCTGCAGGAGCCGCCGAGTGGGTTGTGTCGAAGGATGCCCCGCTCATCCTTGAGACTGGCGATAGCATCAGCATCGACGGCAACACTGCAGCGTCGATCGACTATACGCTTTCCTATGTGGAGATGACCTGATGCGTCGCGCCGGTTCCGGCAATTTCTGGTCAAGCCTGTTTCGCTATGCCGGCAACGGCGGCGCGTCCGGCTCAGCGACCGACGCCGCCAGCGCGCGCACCGCGCTTGGGCTCGGAACGCTGGCAACCTTGAGCAGCGTGGCGACCGCCAACATCGACAACGACGCGGTCACTTACGCCAAGCTGCAGAACCTTACGACGCTGCGCTTGCTCGGCCGGACGACAGCCGGAGCCGGCGACGCCGAGGAAGTCAGCGCCGGCTATGGTCTATCGCTAGCGACCCTTTCGCTTGCGTTGAATCTCAAGGTCGCCGTCTATCAGGAGCAAGTTGCAGCCGGGACCAACGGCGGTACCGCTACTTCCGGCTCATGGTTCAAGAGGAATACCACATGGGTTGAGGTGTTCGACACCATCGGCATGAGCCAAGCAGCGGGCGTGTTTGCGATGCCGGCAGGAACATTCATTTTGCTTGGAATGGTTCCGGGATTTGCCTGCGGTGGATTTCAGTCTCGCATCCGCAACACGAGTGACGGCACCACCCCAATTACTGGCGGGGTCGTATCTCCATCGACCGGCGGTATTTCCAGCTGGTCTCCCTGCTTCGGTGCCGTGACATTGGCGGCGCCGAAAAACTTTGAACTGCAGATGCAGGTCACGAACACCAGGGCGACCGATGGTCAGGGCAATGCCCTGAACTTCGACCTTGAAGTCTACTCGACGCTTGTCATCGCACAGGTGGCCTGATGCCGGCTTTCGTCCTCACCTACACCTCCCTAGTCCAGAACATGAAGGACTACGCACAGCGTGGAACGGTGACGGACACGCGATTCAACGACAACATCCCGGTCATGATCATGCGGGCCGAGAACAAGGTAGGGATGATGTTCAAAAACCTGCTGAGCCGGCAGACGGTCAACGACACGCTCAACATCACCAATAATCTGTTGGCGAAGCCGGCCCTATGGCGCAACACCGTGAGCATGATGGTCGCGACCGGCGTTGGTTTCGGCACCATCCGGCCAGTGTTTCTGCGCACCAAGGAATACATCCAGACCTACTGGCCGACGCCAGCCACGGCGAATGTCCCCAAATTCTATGGCGACTTCGACGAGAATACCTGGATCTTCGGCCCGACACCCGCAGCAGCCTACCCGGTGCAATACGTTGTCGACCAAGCCCCGACGCCACTCAGCGACGCCGTCCAGACTAACGCCTACACGCAGAAAGCCCCAACCGTTCTACAGGCCGCCGCCTTTCTTGAGATCGAAATCTTCCTTCAGAACGCAGGCAAGATCGCGATGCGAACTGAAGACCTGAAGATGGCTGCGACTGCGCTTGAGGGAGAGAAGGCCATGCAGCAAACCGATCGAACTCAGAGTGCTTCGACATGAGCGCCTTTGACGCCATCGCCGGCACGCCGGTTAATCCATCGCGGACGTCGCTCAACGTCATCGCGTTGACGTCGAACCTGACGCTCGATTGGCCGTGGGTAAACCAGGACACCGCAGACGTTGTCGCCTACATCAACCGCGTGACGCCGGACGCAGCCGGCCGCTCCATCACCATGCCGGCCGGCAATCAGGCGCCGGATGGCCAGGATCAGCTATTCCAGAATATCGGGGCGGATGCTTTCTTTGTGCTGGATTCAACCGGCGGCGCGATCGCCACCGTCAATCCCGGCGCCGCAGTCTATGTCTATCTGGCAGACAACAGCACCGCTGCCGGCACTTGGCAGATATTCACCTTCGGCGCCGGATCATCGCAAGCCGATGCAGCCTCGCTCGCCGGCAAGGGGCTCATCGCGCTCGCATCGGTTCTCAATCAGGATCATCCGGTCACATTATTGGTCGCCAACCAGACCATCACCACAGCGAACCGCGCCACCATGTTCGTGGTCGACCCCTCCATCGGCAGCGGGACGCTGACCTTCGATCCGATCACCACGCTCGGAGACGGATTTTTCATCCTGTTCAACAACCAGGGCTCGGGGGCATGGACGCTGCAGCCGGACGGCACCGAGGAAATCGACAGCCAGCTTTCAATCGACATCAACCCGAATGAAAGCTGCGAGATCCACGTCGGCGCAGCCGGCCTCTATACCGTCGGACGCGGGCGCAATGTCGAATTTTCATTCACCCAGTTGAACCTGGACGTTAGCGGCAGCGCCAACGTCACTCTCACGACGGCCCAGGCTGGCAATTTTATCCAGCGATATTTCGGCGTCCTGACCGGCAACATCAACATCATCGTGCCGAGCGCGGTCTCGGTCTACGACATCGTCAACGACACCACGGGCGCGTTCTCATTAACCGTCAAGACCGCCGCCGGCACGGGCCTTCTCATCAGCCAAGGCAATGCCGTGCTTGTGCGCTGCGATGGCACCGACGTGCTCGACGCGGACACCGAGACGCCGGCCCCATCCAGCCAGCAGTTCGCCGACGGCAGCGCGGGCGCACCGAGCGGGACGTTCACGCTCGACACCAACCTTGGCTTTTATCGCGTCGGCGCGGACACCATGGGGTTCACCGCCAACGGCAACGAGGTGTGGGAGTTCAACACGACGGGACTCAATGTCGTAGCCGGGGAACTGAAGAAGGCCGGCCTCGACGTCACGGTCTATGCCATGCTGTTCGGGTGATGAATGCCGATCAGCGACAACCCGAACATCAGCGATGACTCAAGCGTTTTCCCGATTAACGCGAAGCCCGGCATTCAGCGTGACGGGACGCACTTCGATTCAGATGGCTGGGTAGACGGCCAGCACACGCGGTTCCAGCGTGGTCGCCCGAAGAAGATCGGCGGCTACCGCGAGATCGTCAATCAGCTGGACGGCCCGATCCGCCGCATCATCCTGATCCCGCAGAACAACAACAACCGCGTCTTCTGCGGCTCAGGATCGAATCTGCAATTCACCGACCTGACACCGGACGGCATCGGCGCAGGCGTCGTGGACGTCACTCCGGCAGCATTGGTCGCGAGTAACATGAACACTTGGCAGTTCGCCAAGCTCTATGACTCCACATCAAATACCATGCGGTTGCTGGCGCATGCGGCACCGAACCTGAGCAGCATCGACAGCACGGCTGACCGGCAGACTTGGTTTGGCACCACGACCGCAGCTGTTCCGTTCATCGACACCACCGCTCCACAGGTCTCCGGCGGCGTGTGTGCGAGCGCGCCATACGCCATGGTCTATGGCGACGATGGTTATGTTGCATGGTGCGTGCCAAATCTGCCCGATGACTGGCTAGGCGTTGGCAGCGGCGAAGCGCGCGTGACCGAGAGCAAGATCGTCTATGGGTCGCCCGTGCGCGGCGGCGCGGGGCAGGCGCCGGCTTTCGTCCTCATCAGCCTGGACGCAGTCTTGCGCGTGACGTTCGAGGGCGGAGCCAACGTCTTCGGCTTCGACCACGTCACCACGCAATCGTCCATACTCAGCAGCGCGGGCGTGATCGAATATGATGGGCTCTTTTTCTGGCCCGGCATCGATCGCTTCCTGATGTATAATGGCGTTGTCCAAGAAGTGCCGAACACATTCAGCGCCAATTGGTTTTTCGACAATATCAACATGGCGCAACGCCAGAAGGTGTGGGCGACCAAGATTCCGCGCTATGGCGAGATCTGGTGGCACTATCCACGCGGCGACAGCGAGGAATGCAACGCAACCATCATCTACAACATCCGGGAAAATGTCTGGTATGACACCGCGATCGAGCGGAGCGCCGGGTATTTCCCGCAAGTGTTCCGCTGGCCCATTTGGGCCGATACGCAGCCGTCGACCGCTTCAAGCTCTCTCATTCGGCCGAGCAGCGGCACGCCGGCTACGTCGAATGGAGGCACCGCGGCGAACGCCTTCGACGGAAACCCGGCGACGACGTGCACCCAGGTAGCCATCAACGGCAACATCAGCTATACGCTGGACCTTGGGGCAAACAAGACGATCACGCGCGTCGGCATCATGTCCTTCGTCACGCGCACCTACAACCTGATCTTCGAATCAGTCGACGACAACCTTGCGACATGGTCGACCATCTATGATGCGCCATCACAATCCTACACCGCTGGCGTTGCCGTCTACTTCGACCTGCCGGCCGAGAGCACCGCGCGCGGCTGGCGCGTGCGCGAGACCGGCGGCGCCATCCTGGACTTGGCCGAGGTGTTCTTTGAATCACACGGCTTCATGCTGATGCAGCATGAATTCGGCTTGAACGCGATCGTCAACGGCATGCCGCTGGCCATTGACACCTATATCGAAACCAATTCATTCGATTACATCGCGCAAGGTCCGCTGGGCGATCGGTGGATGGGCGTCGACCGCCAAGTCATGCTGGACCGCATCGAGCCGGACTTGATCCAGGCTGGCCCCATGGTTGTCACCGTCATCACCCGCCGCTACCCGCGCGACATCCCGTTCGAGAGCCCGTTCCCGATGGCCGAGACGCCGATCGTCGCATCAGACCTAAACGGCATGAAGATGGACCTGACCGAGCAGGGGCGCCTCATGAACCTGCGCTTCCAGTCCAACACGCTCAATGGCTTCTTTGAGATGGGCCAGATCATCATGAAGCTGAAACCCGGCGACGCGAGCGCATGATGGGCATCCTCATCACAGATCCGCGCAACATGCCTTTTTCCCTATGGGCGCCGACCGTGATGGCCGACTTGCCACAAGTCCCACAGCAGCCGGCCGGCGAGGAGCGATGGAAGGACTGGGCCAAGGCGATATTCGAGAGCACCAACCTGTGTCCGGACCCCATGCCATTCAACGGATGGCAGGACTGGGCGCTGGCATGGATCAGAACATCATGACAGCAACATTTCTGTGTGATATTAACCATGTAACCGGAGGGGTGCATGGCTAAGCAAGGACTGAAGGCTTACGCCGATCGCGTGGCGAGCGCCGGGCGCCATGGCGACACCGAGCTTGCCCATTTGTCCCCGGACGAGATCGACATCCTGCACTCCCTCCAGGGCCACGTCAGCATCAATCCCGAGACCGGGTTGCCTGAGTTTTTCAGCCTCAAGAAGATCCTGAAGGGTGTCGCCAAGGCGGCGGGCG